GGTAGGTGATGCAATGTTTAAAAATATATGGTCCAAGATAAAGGTGGTGTTAGCAAAGATGGGATTAATTAAATCGATTGAGAGCGTGGCTGACGTTAGTAGCTTGCTGATTGATGATGACCAAGTAAAACAAATTGATTTATGGGATTCAGCATATAAAGGTGATCCTTACTGGATTCATAAGAAATGGACATCAGCATTGGATCATACCCACAGTCATAAACAGAAATCATTGAACATGCCGAAGATTCTATCAAAGAAGATGGCATCCCTGGTATTCAGTAAAAAGGTGAACATCTTAGTAACTGAACACAGTGATACTGATACCTCTGATGAGACTAAAGCAGATCAAGGTGATAATGATGCCAACAACTTCATTCAAGAGACCTTAGACGATAATTATTTCTATAATAATTGTGAACGATACCTTGAGTATATGTTTGGTACTGGAGGGATGGTAATGCGTTTTTATGTTGCTGGCGGAAAAGTTAAGATTAGATTTGCCACAGCTGATGCATTCTATCCCATTTCACAAGATGAAAATGGTGTAACTGAATGTGTTATTGCATCAAAATTCGTTAAGGGTGGTAAGTATTACACATTATTGGAATGGCATTTGGAAGATGATAAGAATTACATTGTTAAAAATGATTTATATCGGTCAGTGGATGCTACTTCAGATGATTTAGGAACTAAGGTTCCATTATCGACTGTCTATGGAACTTCATTGAAGGATGAATCTAATTACCCTAAAACCATTTATACACGTCCCACGTTTATTTATTTGAAGCCTAATTTAGCTAATAATTTCAGTTATAACAGTCCACTGGGGATATCCATTTATGCTAATGCCATTGATACGTTACAACAGCTTGATCAAGCATTTGATATGTTGAATCAAGAAATGGAAATGGGCAGACGTCGGATCATTGTTCCGGATGAATTAATGGAACGAGGGATGAACCCTGTGACTGGCATCCCTGAATTTCATATGAATTATGATGAACAGGTATATCAATCATTTCATTTCAGCAGTACATCAGGGGTTGAATCTCCACCAACTCCGAAAGATATTACTTTGCCCTTGAGAACAGAGGAAATAGTTACAACAATTAATTCATTGTTGGATATTCTTGCTGCTCAAACAGGTTTTAGTGCTGGCTCATTCAGTTATAGCAATACTCAAGGACTTGAAACAGCTACAGGTGTTATCAGTCGTAATTCTGATACCTATCAATCTAAGAATAGTCATGAAACAATTCTTGAAGATGCTTTTAAGAAGATGTGCCAGACGATTCTTGAGCTGGGAAAAGCTGCAGGTATTTACTCCGGAACAACTGATATTGATGTATCAGTTAACTTTGATGATTCAATTGCTAAGGACCGGACTGAGAACGCTAATTACTATGAGTTGATTACTGGCAATAAGCCATTAATGCCACGTAAGGAAGCCATTAAACAAGCATTTGGCTTAGCTGATGATCAAGCACAAGTATATTTGGACAGCCTTACAAAAGAGGAGTCTCAAGGCAATATTGATGATTTGATGGATAATCACAGAGAAGATTATAACGAGGATAATCATGAAGCTTGATGCTTGGGAACTTGAGATACTTGCTGCATCAGAGACTGAGAAAGTAAAGATTGTTGAAGACCAAGTATGGCAGATTATTGTTAAGGTTTTGTCCAATGCAATCGATAAGAATAGTCTTGAAGATTCCAATTCAACACAAGAATGGCTAAATGAATTACTTGAATACAAGGAAATACTAAAGAATAAGACATCCCCACCGATAGCATTTGCTTTTAACCAGGCAATTAAGAAACTACAAGATCAGATGGATGACCAATCTAATTTGAATATGGATGTTGAAGAAGCTTGGTTAGCTGACCAGGTTAAAAATAAGCTATTGAATCCAGCACCAGCGTTGAGTAAGTCAACAAAGGTTAAAAGAGTAATTGATGGCCATAAAAGGGATGATATTAGATATCTTGGAATGGCCAAAAATAATATGACTGAGAACGCTTATAAAACGTTTAAAGGAATCATTACTGATTCAATTACTCAGTACAATCGTGGAGGTATGACTACACAACAAGCTATAACAAAAGCCTCGTATAAATGGGCTGACCAAGGAATACCAGCATTGATTGATTCAGCTGGTAAACACTGGTCACCTGACGTTTATACAAGGCTTGTAGTTAGTAATTCTATTAATGATTTATATAACGATGTTGAAGCTACTAGATTTCAAGAATTTGGTGGCAATTTAGTTAAAATATCTAGTCATGCCGATTGTCGACCAACACATTTGCAGTACCAGGATAAGATTTACAGTTTTAAAGGTGGAACAGATAAATATCCTAATCTTTATACGGCAACAAACTATGGCTTTGGTGGTGGATTATGTGGAATTAACTGCAGACATCACTCAATGCCATACATCCCTGAGACTGAGGATGCTTTTGAGGATGAAGAATCAAATATGAATGAAGATAATCAAAAATATAAATTAGTTCAGCAACAACGTAGATATGAAAACGTATTGAGACAAGGTAAACGTCGATTAAAGGCTGCACAAGCTATGAAAGATGATGATGAGATTAGTCATTGTAAATGGTTAGTTAACCGACGTAGCAAGCGCTTGAGAGAGTTTACTAATAAGAACGGATTGAGTCGTGAGCCATATCGAGAACGTCCAATCGTTTAATGACCTTAGCAAGTCTATAAAAGGCTTATTTTTTATACCTAAATTTTGAAAGGGGCAATTAAATATGGCAAATGATCCAGCAGCAGAACCAACGGATCCAAATACAGACCCAGTATCAACAGAACCGAATGGAGCTGGTACTAGTGAAGAAGATATTAAGGCTGCCAAAGCAGCAGGTATTGATGATTTCATTAAATCTATGGGTGTTGGTTCTGTAGATGAATTAAAGAATATTATTGCAGCTCAAAATGATACTAAGAAGGCTAATCAAACCGACTTGAAGAATGCCCAAGATGATTTGAAGACTGCAAATAATAATAATGCTGACCTAACAAGTAAGGTGGCATCCCTTGAAGCATCTAACGCAGTACTCAAAGCAGGTGTTACATCTGATCACATGGAAGATGCCACAATTCTTGCACAAGCTAAGGTTGCTAATGGTTCAGCTAAAGACTTTGATAAGGCTATTAAAGATGTATTAAAGTCTAATCCTCAATTTGCTGGGGATGTTAAAACTGGTCCAGATGGTGCAGCAATTGTTAATAGCAATACATCAAATAACAATTCTAGTTTAACCAAAGCTGAGTTTGACAAGATGGATTATGGAGATCGCTTAAAAGTTTTCTCAGAACAACCAGAAACATATAAAAAATTTACTAAATAGGAGGTTTTATTATGACAGATCCAAATACCACAGCAATGTCGAATATGGTAAATCCTGAAGTTATGGCTGACATGATTTCTGCTGAATTACCAAAAGCAATTAGATTTACCGCAATTGCTCCAATTGATACTAAATTAGAGGGACAACCAGGTAATACGGTGACAGTTCCTAGATTTAAGTATATTGGAGATGCTAAGGATTTCAGTGAAGGGGAGTCGATTGATTACAGTCAATTAACAACTGATACTGATAAGTTCACTATTAAAAAAGCTGGTATTGGTGTCAAGTTCACTGATGAAGCTATGATGTCCGGGTATGGTAATCCTGCACAAGAAGGTCAAAGACAAGTAACCATGTCAATTGCATCTAAAATTGATAATGACACAGTAGCAACTGCTATGAAAGCAAGATTATCATTATCTACAGATGTTACTAAGATTGATCTTATTGATTCTATTGAAGATGCATTTAATGATGATACTGATGAACGAGCTACTGAAGATTCATCATCTGTAACAGGTGTATTGTTCCTTAATCCTAAAGACGTTAATAAACTACGCAAGGCTGCCGGTCTTGATTGGACCCGTGCTACTGAGTTAGGTGACAGCATCCTTATTAATGGTACTTTTGGTGAGTTATTGGGTTGGCAAATTGTTCGTACTAAGAAGATGGATGTTGGTGCAGGGCTAGCTGTTAAACCAGGTGCAATGCGTACATACATGAAACGAAATATTTTAGCTGAATCAGCCAGAGATATTGATAATAAGCTGACTAAGTTTAATGCTGATGTTCATTATGGTATTGCTATTTATGACGATACCAAGCTATTAGCAATTAATCCTGATAAATTTACTGGTACCGGTACTGTAATTGAATCAAATACTAAACGTGGTAAGAAGTCCGCAGATGATGGGACGCCCAAAGCTACAACAGATGCAGGTACGGGTTCTGGATCTAAATAATAGATAGGGGATGATAATTGTGGAATTATATCAGTTAGTTGATGATAAATTTTATACAGAAGAATACGGTGGTATCAAATTGCCAGATGAATTCGTTGAGAAAAATATTAAGCAAGTGGCTGATTTAATTAATGAATTTTGCAATTATTATTTTAATTATCACTATGCTGATGATCTTCCATTTAAACAAGATGTTGTTGATGTAAAGAAAGCCTTGTGTGCTCAGCTAGAGCATATTTATGAGCTTGGTGGAAATACTGAATTAACTGGTCAAAGTGCTCCCACAGGTGTTGAGATTGGCAATTTTCAAATGTCTGGTATGAAGCAGAACAATACAGGGATGAAATCAGTCAGGTCTGAGAAAGCATTGCAATATCTAAGACCAACAGGACTTCTATATCGAGGTACTGGCCAATGGTAAAACAATGGTCCATTCCATTAAATCTATTGATCCATGATATTAATGTTACTGAAGCGCAGGAATCACAGGCAAGTTCATTACATCAACATAAAGCAAAGCAGCATGCATTTGAACATGTGAGAGTTCAGCCAAAAGATATAGCATCCCAAGCAGGTACTGGTGCCCAAAACAAGGGATCATATCTAGTCTTTATTGATTATCATAATTCTATTAATGAAGACGATTACTTAATTAAAGAAGGTGATCGTGTTTT